CCGAGTTGGCGGGTGTGCCGGTCACAAGGAGGCGAACGAACCCGTTCCCGATGTCCTCGACGCCCGCGCGTGTGCTGGTGCCGACCCCGCTGTCTGTAATCGTCGGGTCGGCAAGGTCCCAGTTGTAGGACGCGCGAACGACCCAATCCCCGGCAGTGTCGTCGCGGATGCCGAATACGATTGAGGTGGCGTCGACGTTGCGGACGATGATGCTGAACGTCTCGGGCGCGGACGACAACGTGCCGACCACTTGGCGAACGTTTCTGTCGGTGGCCCCGCCAGCATTATCGGCCCGGAACCCGTTGATGAGCGTGCCGCTCTGCTGCTCGAAGATCCCCGCCCGTGCTGTGAGCGTGATCTCGGCGTCCTTGGTCCATACCGCGTCGGTGAAATCGTTCGAGTGTAGCGCGAGGTTCGTGTGCGCCTTCGCTAGGGCCACGGTCTGACGGAAACGATTCTGTACGAGATCAAAGCCCGCCTGGAAATCCCTCGGCACATCGTTTGCTAGCTCGCGATACTTTGACGCTCCGTCAAGAACGTAAGCCTTGCTTGCTCGGGTGAACGTGGCCCCGCTGCCGATGTTGGGCCCGATGCCATGCTCAGCGTCCATGAAGAACAGGATGTCGTCGGGATTGATGCCTGTGTTGACTAGACCCGGGATATTGGGGTCACCATACCTGTGGCTATCGCTACCCCGTAGCCCGGCTCCTGGTTTCAGCATCAGCGACTCCTACAAGCTGTAGCGAAGGTTGAAATAGTCGAACAGTTCTGTGATCTCCTCAGAGGTCAGGGTGCGTGAGTAGATGACCACTTCTGCGACATCGCCAGCCCAGGGGTCTGTGAATGACGTGTTGTCCTCATCAGACAGTCGAAGCTGGTTGCGTCCGGCAAACGCATCATTAAATAGCGACCCCGTGTCCAGCTGCGATGTATCGTTGACGAAGAACTCTGTCGCCCCATCAACCCCACTGGTCACCCAGCCCAACTTGTGCCACACACCAGCGTCTATACTGAGGCTACCGCCATCCCTACTGTGGCCGCCCGCCGCAAACACCGATGGGTCCCGCTGGGCCTCGTGGCCGTATCCCATGAAGTTGTCCGCGCCACCCTCTCGAGCAACCACCAGCCGGAACCTATTGTTGGTGGCGCTTGGTTTTGCTATCACGAACACCGACGCGGCCAATGGGTCCGGTGAGACCCAGGGCGCCGCCACCCCGGCGTCCGAATTAACGAACCGGTTCGCCTCAGCAATGGACACGGCGTCCGTCCCGTTAGGACCATCGCCCCTGCGTATCACCGGGGCCCCAGCCTCCACGTCCATATGGAACAGATTGTCCGATCTGTCGATCCAGGCATCCGTGCCCGTAACGCCAGTGTCGTCGGCGCCAACCAGGTCGTCAGCGCGGTACCACGCGTGTAGGTCAGGGATGGCACTGGGTCCCGCAGGCGGAACCCCCAACACGCCCGCATTACCAATAACCGCTGCCAGTAGCTTGGTTGGCATTAAACTGTGTAGCCTGTGATGATGCCCATGAAGTACAACGTAGACCCGTCCGAGTAGAACGATAGCAGGTCAAACTTGTTGGCCGTGGTCGTGAGAACGGGTTCACCCAGGTCACCAAAGTCAAAGTCCGTCCCGTCCCAAGTGATCAGACGAGTGCCCGTTGGATCTTGGTTCACTCTGAACACCACAGCGGCCCCCGATGGCGGGAAGTTCGCAACATCTACAGTGCGGTCTCCGGCCAGGGTCACCTCATTAACCCACTCGTCATTGAAGTCCAGGGAGATCGTAGCACCGTCCACCAGCACCTTGACGCCCTGCATCTTACTATGCATACGGTTCCAGTCGCGGGCTTGGAACTCCGAGCCAGTGCCTTGGTAGTCAACTTCTACGATTGTACCCGCATCCGCAGGGGCGAAGATGATCTCGGATTGACCCTCGACCAGAGCATACTCGCCGGCAGCGGGGCTGGACGCCACCTCAGTAAACGTTGGCGTGCCGCCCGAGCCTGTAACCGTGATTGCACCACCAGGGCTCGGTAGCTGGTTTAGGAACACCCTGTCGTCCACATCTTCGCCAATGACATGTATCTCGTCGGTGATTTGCTCTGCTGGTCTCGCGTCAACGAACGTGGTAAGTTGGGGCATCGGTTACACCTGTGTGGGCGTCCAACGAAGACGCAGGTTCGAGTAGTCGGTAATCGAGTCGATCTCGACCTGTGTGGGCGTCAGTGTGAATAGGGTTGGTGTTGACCCAATGTCCTGGTGTGTTACAGACGCAATAACTATCGCACCCTCGAGCAGCTCCACCAACACGTCGATCTGCCCCCCACCCGGAGAGTTTTTGGATAGGCGGTAGCTGAACGAGTGGTCCACGGATGACAGCGGGTCCTCGACAGACGTAAGCTTCACCTCAAGCGGCTCCGTGCCGTCCGGTGCGCTCGAGCTCTGCGTGAAATCGTTGTCGTCTGCAACGGCCTCGTCAATCTTGTCGAAATGCGTGTTCGGCGAGCTCGGCGTGGGGGTCCATCCGGCCACCGTCACATCAAGAACGGGTCTCAGCTTCTGCGACATTACCACACCTCTCTAACGTGTCCAACGGTGGCCGTGCGCTGGTTCCCCACGGCGGTTCTGAAGTCTGACCTCTCCCGGTCCCTCTCGCGCCTGAACTCAGACACGTTCACGCCAGGCCCGGTGCTCGAGTCGCGTGCCCGCTGCGCCATGTAGAAAGCGATGTCAGCCACGAGAGCCCCCTCCGCCAGGTCGGGCAGCCCCACCTCGGACGCCAGGTTGACGGGCTCGGCTGGGAGCTTCACGTATTCCACGACAACCCCTGTGAACCGTGTCTCCCATTGTTTCAGGTTGTGGATCAGGAATATCCTCTGGCCGCGTAGAAACCCTGACGGCCACTTCTCAGGGGACACCCTGTGGGCGCTATCCAGCAAGGAAAAGTTCTCCAGTGCGCCATCCTTGCGAACAGCCCAGCTGTCCACTACGTAATCAAGGCCCTCGAGCTCCTCTCCGTCCTCGAAGTCGAACAGCGGCAACTCGAGCACACACCTCTCTGGATCGATGGCGTCCGGATTGACCTGCGTGATCTCCGCATGGAGCTTCTTAGAGGCCCTGTGGATGGCCTTAAGCAGCGGCCTATCCGGCGTCTCCCAGCGGTCGAACGCTGGGTGCATGCCCCTGGCCTGCTCAATGATCTCTCCCACGGTCACTGGCTAGTCCTCGTCTTCGTCGGGTGTGAAGTTTACCACCTCGTCGTCTGTCCGCTTGGGCTCTGTGTTCGTGAACGCACTGTCCGAGTCCGTAGACTCCTTAGCCTTCGCGTTAACGGCCGACTTTGCCTTCTTGAGCTCTGACTTGGCCTTGTTCTCGATTACGGCATCACCAATAAAGATGGCCGCGTGGATGATTTCCTCGAGCGCCTCTACACGAGGGCCCTCGTCCCTATCGGACTCAGCGGCAAGCAAGTGCCGCGCAATCTTAGGGTTGTTCTCAAGCTTCGCCTTGACGGACTCAACCGTTAAATCTGTGACCTGGTCGGCCATCACGTTCACCGGGTCCTCCCCGGTCACCAGGGGGCCAAACTTGATCCGGCCCTTCTCGGCCATGTCCTTTTCCTCCTCGAATTGCTCATCGCCAATTACGAGGGGGCCAAAATAACCCGCCCTAGACATACCGCCTCCTATTTCTGAAGAAAGTGTTTGCGTCCACGCATGGCATACGCCCACGCGTCCCTTGCTCTATAGGCCGCTTCGTCCGCCAGCTCGGCATCCCTTGCCGGGTCGTCGGGATGCAGCATAGCCGCATTGAGGTTCGCCTCAAACTTCTCGTCCCTGTTCTTGCGATACACGAAGTCTGCGACACGTAAGTCTTGCACAGCGTATCCGCTGTCAAACTCCCGATAGGTGTAGGTATTGATGATGCGAAACCCCTGAAGCGCCGCCTGGGCCAATCTGTATTGACCGGGGCGGCGCTCGTCTAGGGGCTTGGCCGACTCCTGCGCCATGATCTTCCTGGCACGCAGACGTCGTTGCATCGTCGAGGGGGACCATGAGCCCAACGCCCACCTACCACCCTCCAGGTACACAATCTCGGCGTGCGGCTCGATGTGCCTGACGGCCTCGAGCCAGGCATCCGGCGCCTGTGCATTTCCTGAGACGTGTACTTTGCGATACACGCTAGACAGCGACGAGCGTGAGAGTTGTAGCGCCGTTTGTCGCCTGAGCGACCTCAACCTTGTGTGTGGGCTCTTGCGGTGTGGCTACCGTCAGCGCATCGCCGATCTGTGTGGCGCGGTTGTCGGCTGCCGTGCCGACCGCTTCTTCCTGAATGGCCACCAGGGCCTGAATCAAGGCCTGGACAAGCGCCTCGCCTTCCAGGTTGGTGCCCAGTGGATGTCTTTCTGCCATCTGTTACTCCTTCTGAAATGTGATGTGGGGCCCCGAAGGGCCCCAATCACTCTGCGCTAGCCTACGCCTGCGCCAGGTTGCGGATCACGACGTTCTTGCGCGGGTTGAGGCAGGCCGTCTGCAGTCTGATGTAGCCGACCGCAAAGAAGGCGTCCTTCATGCCCGTGCCGTCGCCGACACGATTCCAGATACTCCCTGTTCTGTCGTCCCACTTCCACCCAACGTTGTGGAAACGCTTAAAGGTGTCCGGGCTCAACAGGAAGGTGATCTGAGGAGGAAGCTTACGAGACGCGCGAAGCGTCAAGCTTCTGTCTCCGAGGTGGATTCGAAGTCCCTTGTTGTTCAGACCGCCATCGAACGTACCGCGAGGGTCGTTGATCGAACGATCAGACTTGAGGTCCTTCCAATACAGCCTCAACTGGTCACGAGAGCTTAGCACGATGCTGGGCAACCCCGCACCCTTCTCGAACACATCGTCGTCCGCAGCAACAAGGATGTCCTCGACCAGGCCGCCAGCGGCGCTCTGTGCGTCGTGAACAACCGCCTGCCACTTACGGTACGTGCCACGGTTGATGTTCTGGAAGGTCTGCAGAATAGAGCCGTCGTCCACCATGCCGAGCAACCCCATGACTTCACGATCCTCACCAGCGGCCGTCTGAGACGATGCCACGTTGGTGTCACCCATGAAGATGAAGTCGTCGTCCACGGTACCCGCAGGCAACGCGTCCAGTGTCAGGATGTTGCCATCGGGGTCCACATCAAGGATCTTAGCCATGCCCGCACGGAGGCCAGAGCCGTCAGCGTTCGGTCCGAACCTGACAGTCTCGTTCTCCTGGAACAGCGTCCAAGCCTTGGTGTACCCGGCGATACCGAACGCACTGTCGATGCCAATCGTGGCATCGGGTGACGCATCGTTCACGCGGGCAACCACACCGGCGCCGTAGCCCAAAAGCATACGGTCCAGCTCGTTGTTCACAAGCTCCACGAGCAGAGGCATCGCCCTGCTGGCATAGTTCATGAACGCACCCTCAGTAGACTTCACCGTGTCCATCACGTCGCCAGTCATTTCGAGCACGCCCTGAACCTTTCTCAGGTTAATGCGCGAGTTGACGACCGTGGGACCCTGCGGGATAGGGATGTACTCGCCTTCAGCGCGAGATCCAACACCCGCCGGCAGGTGGAACAGCTGGGCAGTCTCGATGAATCTACCACCCGTTGTCTCGTCTACCTTGACGTTGGCGTCCTGCGTGAAGATGTCGAACGTCTCTGTGTCTACCACGAAGCTCTCCGTGATGGAATCCTCGAAGATGATCTTCATGGCTTCGTCGATGTCCTGTGTCTGCGTCGTCACTCCGAACAGCGGGAATGCGCCGAGAGCGAAAAGCTCCGGCACACCAGCAAGAACGAGGAGTGCGCCGACCGCAAGACCAAGGACAACCTTCGTCCACTTGGTCATGTTGTTGTTCTCCTTCTAGCGTCTACCGGGCGCCAAAGACTCCCTTCTCTCGTGCCCACTTGAGACGCTCTGAAACGGTCTGTCCTTTCGGCGGCTTAATACCAGTTGACGACTTGGCGCCAGCACCTGCCGGCGCGGCTGCGACAACCTTCTTCCGCTTCTTGGACTTAGCGGCTACTTTCTCCTGCCCCTCCTTGGCGTCCTCCAGGGTGGCGGTCTTCGACCGGGACCCCTTCTTCGCGTCTGAGGCTCCGTCCTCGCTCTCGTCCCCGGCTGCGTCCTCGGCCTTGTCTAGACCGTAGCGACGGAGGCGGTCCTTGAGCAGTTCTGGAACGGCTTGCTCTGTAACCTGGTCAGCACCATGCTTGTTGGCGACATATTCCAGGTACTGCATCGAATCCCTGAAGAACGCGTCGGCGTCTTCCTCCGGGGCGCTCCCAGGAATCAGCTGGTTGACGGCCTGAATGACTCTGGCCGCCTGAGCTTCTGCGGCACGAATCTCGGACTGCCGCTGGTGAAGCTCCTGTTGTCTCTCGAGGCGTGAAGCCTTCGCTTCAGCCTGGGCTTTTTGGAACGTGGCCGGGTTCGTATCGAAATCCAGTAGTTCTTCTGAAACCTTCTCGCGTAGCTCGGGCTCGTTCAGTAAGACTTCGCGAACGAGCGCCTCCTTGGTCTGTGGATTCGCGTTGTCGATGAACAGCCCCACGGGATCTGTCTGAACCCTGGTAACGAACTCTTCGACCTCAACTTGCTGCTCTCTAAGTGAACCAAGCTGCCTATTATACTCCTCGCGTCTCAGCCCGTTGTTTTTGAGCATTCGAACGATCTGCTCGTCTTCCGGGTGAACGCGAACCTTGGAGATTTCGCCCTCACGCCGGCCAGGTGTTTCCACTTCGACAAACTCAAGCTTGGAAACATCCCCTACGTCATCTTCTTCGACATCCGACTCTTCGCCCTCTTCAGCTTCAACCTCAGCCTCGGATGCCTCTCCACCTTCCTCAACTTCCGCTCCATCGTCCTCACCCTCCGCTCCAGCCTCAGCACCCTCCTCTTCATCCGGCACAACTTCTCCAGACTCATCATCGTCTGTAATTGTACCCTCGGTGCCCTCGTCTGTTGCGTCGGGGTCCTCGACATCTAGCTCCTCCTTGCCCCCTGTGAACTCCAGGCCATTCTCGTTCATTTCACGAATAGCCTTGGCAATCGGAGACTCTTGGACCTGCCGGTTCGGACGGGACTCGGTGGCGGCGTCATTGCCGTCAAGCGAGTCGGTCTTTACCTCAGCCATTATTTTTCTCCCTTATCGTGGTTGGTTGTGTCACCTTTCACTGATTACTGAAACTCGGGGGGTGGCCCCTGTCCGGCCGTGACCGGCCCCACGGCCTCACCCGGACCGCCGGGGCCCCGAATAGGTTGTCCGTCCGTCCCGATCGGCTGTTCACCAGCCACAGCCTGCAACTCAGGCAACCCAGACTGTTGCGCGGCCTCCAGTTGTGTAACCTGGGCCCGTGTCTGGGCGCCCGCCTGCTCGGCCGCGATATCCAACAGTTGCGCCTGGCGGGCCTGTGTCAGCTTCTCGTAGAAGATGACGAACTCGTTGCGCACCTCCTGATCGAACTCCAGCCACTCCCGCCCACTCATGAAGTGCGCAAACTCCTCGATCCACACCTGGTAGTCGTACCACGGGAATAGGTCCCACTGGTCGGCCTGATCGCCCTGGGCGAGCCTGCCCATGATAAAGCGAGCGGTCTCCGAGTTCTGACCACCCGTCATGAACGCGGCATCCAGATGGGGGAAATTGGCGTTCTGGGCAAACTTGCGCTTTGCGGCCGGGTCATCCGGATCGCCGAACAGCCCCATGCCGAACAGGCGCTGCATACGTTCCTGTCGTTCGAAACGGCTCTCGGGCAGCATGGACTCGAGGTCCGGCTTCACATGAACCTGACCCTCGAACATTTCCGGGGTCACTGTAAGTGTGCGCAGAACGTTGTCCTGGCCGACCCAGTGGATGATCTTTTCCTGATCCCACAGCACCGACAACGATGCGATCACCGACTCCCAAAGCCTGCCGGACTCCTCAGCCGCCTGGCGCAATGGGGCGCCGAGGTAGCGGTCGGAGTTGAAGCGAAGCTCACGGATCAAGGCGCCGGAGTTGTCGTCGGGCTGAGGGATTCTACCTGTTGCCCCGGCGATATTACCAAGGTCCTCGATCTCCCTGGCCAAAAGCGTCAGGATTCTATATGGGTCCTCTGACAACCTGGGCGGACTCGTGTACTCTAGAGCAGGTACACCGGGCCTGCGCGTCACCTTGAGGATCTGGCCGGGCTCGTTCGTGATCTGCCCGTCCCTGATACCGGACGTTGAGTCCACGATCGCGATGGGGTTGGTTACCAGGTTGTTATGCTCGAGTATCTGGGCCCACACGCGGTTGTAAAGTCTCTGTAGTGGGTTCAGGAACTCAAGCGGACTGGTGCCGTGCGGCCTGCCCGGCGTGACCATGAAATCGTACGCATGGATCGGGCTGGTATAAGGAAAAGGGGCGGGTCGCGTGCTATCGAACAGAACCTTCTCCTGTTCCACTGCCACGATCAACAGCCTGCCACCAGGGTCGTCATCGGTGCGTGCCGGCGTGCCGTGTGCGCCTGGTCGTACCCACAACTCCCTGATCCTCAACAGGCCCTCTGGGGCCCCGTGGGGGTGACCGAAGATCTCAGCGCCCCCCAGCTGCGTGTCCGCCGATCCGAAGAACCCGGACCCGCGCAACATGCGCTCCATTTCCCCTACTGACTGCGTGTCAATTCCCGCATCAGCCTCAAGCTTGACGCCCCAGAGCTCCTCAACCTGCTGTGGTGTGAGGAAGGTCTCGTGGCAGTGCCATGACTTTCGGTGCCACGGTGTGCCATGACCCCATTCGCCTCGGCACTCGAGCGGCCCCAGCACGTCCATCGCCAGCCCGCCCTCGTGCTCCTTCCATGCCTCACCCGTGATTTCCACCTCACCCGTCTCCGGGTTCATGCTGACCTGGGGCTGCATCTGGCCCTGCTCATCAGGCGCGAACGGGACGTCCGCCAACTGCCCGGTTTCCGGGTCAATCAGGGGGCGCTCCTCGCCGGTAGTTGGGTCAATCAGCGCGGCAGGGCCAAAGTACTCATCCACATCACCCTTCGACGGGTCCACGCGGAGCTTGATATAGGCCCTGCCGCCGGTGTACTCCCAGGCAAACATGTTGCTGAACACGTCCACCATGCCAAGCTCGTCCCACAGCGACTTCGACAGGATGTCCATGGTCGCGGCAAGGTCAATCGAGGTCTTATCACTGTTGGCCGGCTGGAACCCGATCACCGGGGGGTTCTCGGTCATACGCGCGTGGTTGAGCACGTATGTATAGAACAGGCGGTTAACCACGGGTCGCTGCGCGAACCGTTTGCCCGCCTTGCTCAGATGTTCGTTGATGTCGACGAAGCGATGGGTGCGCGGATGCCAAACCGACCACTGCTTGCCGACCAGCATCCGAACATTCTCCTCGACCTGTCGGTCGCGCTCATGTAGTGCGGAGTCCTGAGACGACCACAAGTCGTCCACGTACTGCACTCGATCGGAGTCCCGTTCATCCGGCTCATCGGGCGACTGCCGGATAGGCGGAAACTCGCGAATCTCTGTCGGCATGTAATAACCCTCTAGGTGGACGCGGACAATCCTGGGGAAGGTTCGAGGTCGTACAATCTAACAAGATTTGGCCTAGGTAGCAAACGATTTGCCAGGGCGGGCGCGGCAGGCTGAGCCCGCTACCGGGGAGGCGCCGGTCGATCTCGCGCCCGTCTGGCTGGGGCCTCACTCGAGCACTCGCGAGAGGCTTAGATCACAACAATCGTCCAGGTTCCGCCCTCTGTTTCCGCCTCCCACTTGTCATCTTCGACCTGCAGAAACCTTGGCATGAAGGTGTATTCGTCCTCGAAACCCACCATGAAATTGAGCCCATTGACTTCGTGAACGAACTGTTCAGCGGCTTCAAAGGTGTCATAATGTCCCGCAACCTCACCGTCGAACATTAGAATGAAGCTTTCACCGTTCATACTGACGCCTTCCCGTCGAGCCCTGCCGCAAGAATAGCCCGGGCCTCTTCAAGTGCCTCGTCGGCTTCCATTGGTTGACCCTGCTGAGCTGCGATGGCTTGCAGGTCCTCGGTGATAATGGGCAGGAGTTCCTCTTCGAGTTCGGTGTCACGAGTATGCAGCTGGCCCGCTGTGGTCTCACCAGTCTCCGCCGGCGTTGTGCCCACAGGACTATGAGGGAGCGGCATCGTGTCCCTGCCTGCCTGGAATACCTCCGCAAGCTCTACAGGACTGACATGACGGGACGACAAGTACATCCCCCACCCCAGACCTGCGGCCAATGCGAGCACGGCCAGGGCGACCACAAGAACCGTCATGGCCATGCCCTTACCCCCTCGTACAGCAGAGCCACGCCCAGCCTGACCTTAACCACGGGCCACGAGTTCCACACGGCACGCAGGGCTCTACGATACCACTTGTTATATCTCACGGCCTCCTTGTAGGCCTCGAGATAGTACGGCAGCCTCGTGAGTGCCCAGGCATGCAGCCTGTCGGGAGTGATAATGCCCTCCCGGTAGTCGTGCTTGATCGGGCCCGGCTCTGTCTTCGCTGGCATGCTGCCAGGCTCCTGGGGCCTCGCTAAACGGTTACGCGACACCGGACCCCTCCGATTCATCGGGGAGATCTCTCGGCAGTTCCTTCTCGCCTACCAATGCGTCGAACCCTTCCTGGTGTTGGTCGATATCGTCATCGTTGTAAAGATAAAGCTTTTCTGGGTCCCCTGGAGCACTCTCGGACAGATGACCAGCCAGGTGCATTTCAAGGACGGTGATGAAGTCTACTGCCGTGGCGGCCGCAAGGCTTTCCGTGGCAGCATGCCCAAACACTTCACGCACGCTGTTGGTGTACTCGTTAAGCTGAGTACGCGCTGTCATTGCCATACTGAGCAGCTGTCTCACCTGATCCTTTTCCGGCATACCGCCTCCTCGTTGAATGTGTGATACGCTCGAGCAGGCGACAAGATACTACATCGTACTAACCCATGCAAGCCCGCTAGAAAAAGGCTCCGAACTCGGGGTGCGCCAGTCCCTCGTCCTCGTCCCCGACCACGGGTAGGCCGCGCTGTGTCTTCTCGTAATAGTTGTAGAGAGCCTCCTCGGAGAATGCCCGCAAGGGCTGCTCGTCCTTCTCCTCCGGCGTCAGTGGACGACTGGCCAAGGCGTAACGGGTCTCGTCAAACATATCGTCGCCGCCAGCCCCGCTCTCGTCGGCGTTCAGCTTGGCTGGCCGCTCCGGATGCTTCTCATCGCGTGGCAGGGTCGCGCACTGGTCGTAACACTCACGGTTCCCGCTGGTGTTAAACCACTGGAAGCGTGGGCGCCAGCGGTTGCCGGCGCCGTCTTGCCACTGCACATACGCACGGAAGTTGTTGAGGCCCTGGATTCTGCTCTGGTTGGCACGGCGGAGTATCCACCCGGCGTTGCCAAGGTGTTCAGCAATTGTGGGCGCGTTTTCCTCACGGGCGCTATGCTGGGCAAAGGTTTCGGTGTCGGCCACAATGTAGTCGAGGGCGGACACCCTGATGTTCCAATGGTGCTTGAAGTGTTCCTCGACCTCGCGCACGATGTCGCGCGGCTGCATCTGCCGCCCGGTTACCGTGTCCACCTTCACCACATACCCGTCCACATTGGCCGCGTACACACCGAAGCTGAACGGGTGGTGGTAACCCCAGTCGAAGCTGCCGAACAGGCGCCAGCGGCCGTCCGTCAGGCTAAACGGGTCAATCAGGTGGATGGACTCCTCGAGCTCATCCAGGGCAAGGCCGCTGCCGGCCTCCCAGTTCCCGTACAGCAGCTGTTCTCGCTCGAGTTCGGGCAAGAGTAGCAGCTTCTTCACATACATAGGGTCGTTGTCCACGAGGTGAGGGTTGTCTGTGGCGAACGATTGCACAAACGCCCGTGTCATACCCGTTTCCTGGTCGGTATATATGTACCCGTCAGGGTGGCACTTGCTGATGAACCGCTTCTTCACCCAGGGGTGGCCGGGGCCACCAGGATTGCCGGTCGCACGCATGATGGGCTCGATCCCGGGGTCGATGCAACGGTTCCAAGCCATCAGTTTCAGCCACCAACGCTCCTCTGGGATCTGGCCGAGCTCATCCCACCCGATAAACGCGAACTGACGTCCCTGGTAACGCATGATGTCGTTGTAGTTGTCGCAGTATCCGAACTCGATGTAGCTCTTGCTGGGGAACTTCCAACGTTTTTCTTCGGCGTGGAACTTGGCCCCAAGGTGAGGATAGATTTCGTGGGCCCGGTCCATGATCTCCTTGAGGTGGGGGAACTCTCGTCGCAGGATCAGAGCAGCATACTTCCGCCTGTCCACATAGCGTGTGGCCGCCATGAGTAGGGCGTCAGACTTGCCTCCGCCAGCCGCGCCACCAAAGAAAGCCTCGTATGCGGGGTTGGCCAACCACAGCGCCTGACGCCCGGTGGGTTCCCACAACACCTTCTGATCCTGTTTCTGTATCATATATACTATCTACCCGTATGCATGAAGTCTGGGGTCCCCTCGCATGGATCGCCCACAAGGATGTCCTCGTCCGCGAACTCACCACCTCGCTGGATCAACAACCCCCGAGGCATATCGCTACTCATCTTCACGTAGTACTGGATTGTCGTATCGAGCAAGGCGGGCTCCCCGAACAGGACCCGGGCGGTGTCGGGGTGACACAGGATCAGCATGACCTGTTCCATCGGCCGAGCTCCTGTTGGGGGGTCCGGCCCGACGCCACAATGTGCCCCTGACGAGCAGAAACGGCCCTCTGGGGCGAAATTATCTCTTGGGAGGGGTAGGGGTAGGATGTGGCGTTTTGGGGCCATTAAAACGTCTTAGAATGGCTTATTTTGAGCCTCTGAACGGACAAAGCCTGCGGAAGCACATGCCACCAAAGCACTTACAGTCGTTTGGACGGTCCGGCCGGTTCGACCTCTCGCTGGCGCTCGAGCGTTTCCTACCCTTGCTACCCTGTGAGCTACATGGGCGCGGGTGCTCAACCACCAACACGCGGTCGGTGGGTATCGGGAGCCAGCCTGGAGGGGGATCGGCCTTCTCGAGCACTGCGACGGCTGCGGCAACGGCCTCGTTGTGGGCGCGAATGATAGCCGCGCCCCGAGAGGTCACGTGCCGTTTAGTCATCCTCCACCTCGGCAAGACCGATCTCCTTCAGCTGGGGCAGACGGGCCGCGTCCCCGCGCTCCGCACCCGAACCACGCATGAACTGCTCCACGTTGCCCACCGGAGGCAACAGCACCACTGCGTGCTGGTGACGCACCTCCATCTGGTCCTTGCGGCCAAACTCGTCAGGATCTACCCGGGCGAGATACTCGGCTGCGGCACGCCAGTCGTCGTCGAACCCACGGCGCCACGACTGCACAGCGTCCAGCTTCGTGTAGGCCGTGGCCCGGTTGATTAGGCGCGTAGCAAGAACCCTCTCTGCATCGTTCCTCGAGATCACGCCAGCGTCCGCATACCCTCGTACCGAGTCGTGGCTCTCGGATGACTCCCTGATGGCGTCCATAGCATCATCTGCGACCGCACGCCAGTCGTAGATCGAACGCCTGCTCATACCCGCAAAGTCCGCAGCCAGCCTGTGAGGTGCCCCCACTAGCATAGCGAGCACCAGCCGGCGCACCGTGGTGCGATCCCAACCGCCTACGTTGCCCGCGCCCGCTGTGCGCTTACGCAATTGATCGCGGGTCGGTAGCTGGGACAACATCTGCTCAATGTCCGGTGGCAAGCCAATCTCGCGGGTGTCGCCCACCTCGGCAAGGTCCAGGTTGTTTAGGCGCTCGAGCATGTGTCTCGGGCGCTCATTCGTTGCGGCTACCAGCTCCTTGGACTCTGACATGGCCCACAATATACACGCCGTCGCACCAGGGGTGCAAGTGTTACCAATTGTGTAAGATAATGGGGGCGGGTGAGTGACTCCGTTCAATGGGGCCCCAGGCGCGTACGGACTTGCTGGACCGCTTCCTTGCCCCCCCGCCTGCGCACAAGGGGGGAAGCGACATCACCGGTGCTACCCCGGACCTGCGCTACATCTACATGCGTTCCCGCCGTCGCGCCCGGGTAGCGCCATCGCCTCGCGCTACGCCGGCATCCCACCGTAGCACCTGTTTTGCCACCACGACGCGACGGCAGAGGCCTCGCCAAGGGGAAGCTCCCTCGCGTACGCGACAGAAGGCGCAACAGGGGAGTACTCCTGTGGCTCCCCGCCGTTGCCGATCCCATCATGCACGTCAACATCAGGCTACAACATAGGCCTTATCGCCTTCGCATATCATAGGCGACCCTGTTGCGACCCTGTTGCTACCTTTACAACGGGAGACGTTTCATAACGAAGTGTTGCATACTATATATAGTAGCGAAGGGGGCGAGCCGCCCCGTATCTAGTGTTGACAAGTGATTGCCATTCCAACTAAACTCGAGGGGCGAGATAGACGACGACCCTAGCAACGGGAGGGAAGAAATGGACGTACAGGGAATCAGGGATAGTTTGGCCATTCTGGCCAACAGCGCCCGTCGCCACACTTCGCCCCGCAGCCATTCCTACATGATGGCGGAATGGTGTCTCGGGAGATTCGAGGGGGCGCAACACTTGGTGACAGCGCATGTAGACCACCGGCGCACCTTCGAACAAACAGGCAGGATTGAACGCCTTCTCAATCGTAGGCTCGCCAGAGTGTACCCAAACCTGAAGTAGTGGAGGTAGTAGTGGACGCAAACTTGAAGCTTTCCCCTACGTTGCTGCGTGCGCTGTACGACCTACTCAAGTACGGCCCATTCGCGGAGCCGGAGTCTTTCGACCAAGCGGAGAGACTGGAAGATTTACTACGCTCCGCCGCCGCCAAAGCAAACATCACACTAGAAGGCGAACAGGAGGAGAGCGCATAATGATACTCGACGCAACAGCTGTGATAATGGACGCCTTGAAACTGCGGCGCCGGCTAGAGCGCGGCAACAAGCCAACGGAAGCCGTCACGGCCCTAATGACCCTGTTGGAGTACATCCATGGTGTCACTGGCGACCTACTCGACGACATCGCCCGCTTGACGGACGACAACTAGCCTGCATCACTCGACGCCTGTTAGGGCGTGGCGCTACCATAGGTCGCGCCCTACACCACTAAAAGGGGCGCACGATGGACGCAATCAGGTACCGGATTTACACGGAAGATATCCAAGGTACAGAGGATATCATCGCCCAACACTTCGGCGCATTTACCGTTATTCCGACTCGTGGATATTTCGGGGGCGAGCCGGAGCACTCGATCATCATAGAGATTGTCGGTTACGTTGCGGATCGTCCCCTAGTCAACAGGGTCGCGAGGATCATCGCAGAAGAGAATGAACAGCGCCTAGTACTGGTGACGAGTGACAACGTTGACTTGAACCTAGTCGAAAGGTAGGGCGCTATGTCTAGCCTGTTGCTGTTCCTGTTCATCATGTACGTCATTCATTCGTTCCTGAAGGCGCTATAATGTTCTGGAATAGGGTCTTCGACTTGTTGTACCTTAGTACGTTCCTGTATGTCGTCTATCGCATTCTGGAGGTTATCCAATGATTGACGAAAACGCACTAGCAAAACATAAGGCGTTTCGTGGGGCGCTGGAGCGCGAAGCGGAAAGCGAAGTCATTCAAGGGACCACCGTCATATATCGCGAAGGCGACGTAGACGTTTATGGTCGCGTCGTGGCCGTACTGGATCACGGTAGGACTCGAGTCGTACGATGGGAAGACGGGTCCGAGACACTGGAGGCAGTATAATGTACCGTGAGCATCAGCCAAAAATCCAACACTTTGCTGAGCGTTCGCCTGAAAACTTCGCAAGGGTCGGAACGTTCGTTCTCGCGACAATTCGCCAGCCAATTGAACGCGTACCTGAGAGTATGCGCGATATCGCGCGTAACGGGGCGGAGTCGCGCTCCCTATACGGGAGCAAGAGAGACGGATATCTCTACCTCCAAGCGAACGCGGAACGCATACAGGTAGAGTCCACTACACACCATCTAAATGGAGACGATATAGCACTAGCGTTATCCTTGCTGCAGGTCCCCGGGTTAGGTTTGGTCAAGGCGGGATTCCTCGCTCAGCTAGCGTTCGGTCGCATAGGGTGTCTCGACACGCACAACATGAAACGATTCGACCTAGACCGCAACGCATTTCGAACGGGAGGCCTTGCCGCCAGTACACTAATTGCACGGACAAGACTGTATGTAGAAACCTGCCGCCTTTGTGGTGGGTCCGAAAAGCTTTGGGATTCATGGTGCCGTTATGTTGCGGCGCTGCGACCCAGCAACTTTGCTCAGGGAGGCCTATTCGACGAAAATAATCATGAAACGGCAGCGGAGTACGTCTCGTGGCTTCACTTGGAGGCGTTAGGGCTCGCCTAACGCCACACTCAAGGGAAAGGGTAGGATCATGCTACGTAGAGCATTGGTGTCGAACGTCGCCAGTCTGTCGGCGCTACAGAGAATGCTAGAGTCCACAAACTACTATGTAACGGGCGCTTTGGGTGGGGGGGAGTATATCATCGAGGGCAACGACGTTGCAGGATGGACCCTTGACGAGTACGTGATTCCGCGCCTAGCGTCAGGCCTAATGCAGACAAAAGAGGCGAGACCGATAATCTTTGCGACGTCTCGACCGACCCCGCTTGACGTCCCGTTCACTTGCAGGTAGTTTGGTAGGGTAATGGTAGAGACTGAACCTTAGATGGAGGCGACAAAGTGTACATATTCGCTGGTGACACGTACTGTAACCGGTGCGCCTTGGAGATTCGGGAACAGCTACGCGAGGAGGGGAAGGCGCCCGACGATCCTGGCAATGAATGGTCGTTCGAATCCGATGACTTCCCGAAGGGGCCGTACAACGACGCCGAGGAGGCGGACTCTCCGCAACACTGTGCCGCCTGTGGGTATTTTTTCCGCAACGACCTGACAGAGGAGGGAGTAAGGTATCTGCGGGAGCTCGCCAAAGAGGGTCGCATCTTGCCGGGATGGGTAGAATACTACGCCGACCACCTGTCGCCCCCTGAGAATGATGAGCGTGTCACCGTACAGGACATCATTGCGTACGAAAATGGCGAGCTTGACATTGACGAAACGGTCAATCTCTTCCGCCTACTTGTGCGCACCGGAATGATCCACCACCTACAGGGACACTACCAGCGGACGGCAAGGATCTTCATGCGGGAGGGGCTAATCTAATGAATGAGCGACAGGTGCGAGCGTTCGCAAGGCGACTCCACGACGTTCATGTCCACAGGGCGAGGGGAGCCGAGTCGGAAGAGCTCATCGCATTCGGTGCGTGCCTCGGAATACTCGACACTGTGGACCAAAACAAGCACTCCGAGTGGTATATCAGAAAGATTCGCGCCCTCGCGTATGCTAGCGGACTATCTTCGACCCCAGAAGAGGAGTGAAGATGAGAGTCAAGGTGCTGGTGACCCGAGACACTTCCGAGTCCACGTGCGTCGAGGTAGAGCTCCACGACCACCTTTCGATCAGGGAACCGGCCGGAATCGCCCGTGCCGTCGCCCTCGCGATTTACCGGGCGGAACACGACCCTACCCTAGTGTGGACTCCTGACGGGCACGCCGACGAACCGTATTGGTGCGAAGACCCGGCGACTATCATTCCAGTGAAGGAAGGCGGCGACAAGTGAAACAGGTAGTGCAGGTAACAGGTTCGCATGGCATGCTGTTAGCGGACCCGGAAACGGGGAACGTGACAGAAAGGCACCCACACAGCAGCGCATACTCGGACATTATGCGTCTTGACGTGAGAGAGTGGGAGCGAGCTTATCCCGGCGAGGGTGTCCACGTTGGCATCCACGATATTCTTGACTTCGGCTATTGGCTGGACGACGGAACCTATGTCGGGGCGTCAGAAGACTTTCGACGAGAATGGAGGGACGAGAACGGTGAATAACACTAACGGTAACCGGCGATGGGGCGGACTTCCCCGCCGCCGCTCGATCCCCCATCGCGACACTCGCCCCGAGGCAATGGAGGAGTATATGAACGACCTGCAGAGGGACGCCCTGTCATGCTGTGAGTGTGGCATGGAGGTGGACGGGTCCCTGTTCTGCGAGGCCTGCGGGGGGAGCCTGTGCGAGGCACACTCGGACCATCCCAGTGAGTGCCTGCACGGGAAACCCCTGCTCGATCACGAGTGCCTGTGATCGCCCGCGTGCTGTTCGTCCTGCTATTATGGTATTTATATATATGGTACGGCTCCGTACTACTACCACTGGACTACGGCGGACCGACGCATCCATGCGACGGCGTGATGCCCGGAGAATGCGTGCATCACCCGGGTAGTACGGAGTAGTACTAGTTTGTTCCCACCACCCTCGGGGGCGGAGATATTATCGGGGGCTCCGCCCTTCCCGCCTCGCAACATAATGCTTGCGTCTACGTTCTCATCTTGTAAGCTGTAGCTTGCGCTCCAGTGCCCAACATGCGCCCGTTCAACCTGATACTACAGTACCCCCACACACTCCTCCAGCTACAGCCTTTGCGATACCGAAGGTATCGCGCCTGTACCATAATGCCGGCGACTAGTTTACCGTTTTGTAGTATGAAGATAGTAGTGGATTGTAGTGAGTAGTAGGAACATAATTACGTGTAATTATCCGGCTCGCCTTGTCAATGTAATGCTGTCGGGGAATACTAGCAACCGCGATTGCGACCTCTCGCTGCGTTCGAGCAGGACTTGACAAGCGAAAGGGGAGCCGCTAACGTGGTGACGTGCTCGGTGGGAATTGCCCTGATGGGCCGACTCTAGGGAGAGGGGGCCGAACAGGAATACTGGAGGCAACAAAACCAACGAGGCTAATTCGTTTCGCGTAGCAAGGATCGGAGGGGCTGCCTCGTGGGGCGGCCCTCTTGGCGGCCCCATCCGATCACACAAACAGGGAGGTCGAGACATGATGTACGTGTCGTTACCGGAGGTGAGACGGAGACTCGAGGACATTGCGATCGATCGTGGTCCAAACAGGTTCTTCGTGGACGAGCATCCCCTCAAAGTGGTGGTCGAGCGCATGTTCCCGCGCATCAAGGTGCTGGATGTTCTCGAGGACGAGGTAGAGTATGTCGGGTACAAGCGCGGGGGCGCCGTGAAGGCGCTGCCGCTGTCGGGTCCGGTGCAGGAGTTCGTTCATCAGACCTCGGCCCTGGGTCAGGATCGTATCAGTATCAAGCGAGCGATCGACATTGCTGAGGGTATCCTGCGATGAACGTGAAAGTGGGCTTCGACGTGCCATCGCTTCAGAGGGCCGCTCCGCTCCTATGACCATGATACCCTACCCCTACCCCTACTGCAGCGGAATATCGGCTCTTGTGGCCGTTTCCGCCCACGAGGAGGCCATTGTGGTGTCAGTCGATGACTAGAAAACCAGATAACGGTGAGGCTATTGTCGTCAATGCCACCGTACCGCGGCCACCGGAGCCCTACAGATACCTCGCGGAGTGTCAGCCGGGCGACCGGGTGGAGACCCGGATGGCAAAGATTCGTTTCGAGGTGCTCGAGGTTGGGCGGGGGACATGCCTTGTGCGGGAAATTGGTAGGCGCGAGGAAACCTTCCGCAACCGGTACTATGACAAGGAGGGAAACGTTCACGAGGACGAGGAAACATTCTCCGTGGGGTATACGGGGCCTCGACATGCCGCGCCGGCGACTGAGGTGCGGGTACTTGACAGCGGGGACGAAAGCGAGTAGCGTTGGTGTACTGGATTGCTGGAAACTGCAAACACAGGAGGCACAGATGGCATTGATCGGAAAGAGCGGCGGCGACTTCACGCCGCACCCGAAGGGAGTGTTCGCAGCCACCGTGGTGGATGTGATTGACCGCGGTATGGTCGAGAGCAACTATGGCGGCACCAAGAAGCTCAAGCACAAGTTCACGCTTCGCCTGTGGGGCGGGCAGGTCAAGGAGGCTGAAGACGAGAAGGGGGAGAAGTTCGAGATCCCGTTGTTCGTGGATCAGTGGCTCACTCTGAGCTCTCACGAGCGCAGCAAGGCGCGTCAGCTGGTGGAGCAGGGGCTCGGTCGTAGCTTCACAGGCAAGGAGGTCAAACAGGGGTTCGATTACGAGAAGCTGCTGGGCCAGGACTTCCAGATGCTGGTGACGCACAACGAGACGAAGAACGGTGTGTACGCCAATATCGGAGCCCTGATGCCCTTGCAGGAGGGTCAGGAGGGGCCCGGCACGCCAGACGATTACGTGCGGGAGGTCAAGAAGGACCCCAAGGAGTCTCGAGACGCTCGCGTGGCGGTGGAAGCCGAGAACCCCGGTGACAGCTGGGAGGATGCCGGCGAGGCGACCAAGAGAATGTTGGAGGATGCCGGGCTGGGTCCGAATGGCGACGAGGGTGACGACCTTCCGTTCTAGCGTTCACGGACGGGGCGGCTCGCAATGGGGCGGGTCGCCCACGGGGCAGCACAAAGGAGGCTTGCACGATGAAACAGATTGATGTGCCGGATATTGAGCAGGCGTTCACGGAGGGCCTGCGGGCTCTCGGCGAGCAAGAGGAGAACCGGGATTGGGACCCGACCGTGCTGCATGTCTCCGATCTTGCGGTTTCCATACCGCAGGATGATGGTGGCAAGTGCGCCCGCCAGCTGTGGCTCAGGGTTAACGGGGTGGCCGGTAAGGACCCCACGCCGGGCGTCGAGCTCATGTGGGATAATGGTAAACGGATCGAGAAGCGGGTGCAGGAGGCCTTGGTGGCCGGCTTCATGCTGCAGGGCGGTGAGTGGTCCGTCAAGGCGACCAACCTGGACATTTCGGAGCGTTTGCCGGCCGCCGATGAGGGCGAACTCGACATCATGCTCATCGGCCCCAATGGTGAGAAGGTGATCGTGGATGTCAAATCAGTGCGCGGGAACGCGTTCAAGTACCCGTTGCCTCGTTCGAGCAACGAGCTCCAAATCCAGACTTACATGATGGCGGAACAGGCCGACCTCGGGGTGTTGTTCTACGTGGACCGCGAGGGGCAGAACCACGTCAGTGTGTGTTGGGTCGCCCGCAACGATCTCCGGGTGACGTCCGCGAGAAAGATCGCTCGTCGGGTGGTGGACTCGCAGACCGCCCCGAGAGTGCTCGAGCCCAAGGTCAAGGTGCGGGTCAACAAGGGTCCGGATGCGGTCTACGTGGATCAGCCATGGCAGTGCAGCTACTGCAAGTACCTGGATCACGGTTGCCCGGGCGCCCTGCCGCCGGATGCTCGCAAGGCCACGGGCCTTGTGGGCCACATCAATGACGAGGGAGAGTTCACGCCCAAGAGCGACGACGAGGATCTTATGAAATTGCTCGATTTGGCCGTGAACGAAATCGCCCAGTTGCAGGTGCAGGCGCTGGAGGCCGATGATGAGTGAGCGGGAGTCGAAATTACAACAAAGACAACAAAGAGAAGAGCTACTAAAAGAAGAGCTACTAAAAAGAGCAGCCGAGGAACACCCACATCCCGGGTATGGTCCTTGTGATGCCTTCGGAGGTGATGGAAAATGGTGTTTAGAGTGTAACTTGCTTCCCGCCCACCTCAGCTCGCCGGGGGTGCAGGGCGCTCTACGGAGGACCGTCGAATATTTCCAGACAAATCGGTCCCTTATGAGGCAAGAAGACGCCACCACCCTCCGAACCCTACTCTTAGAACAGGAGGCGAAGGATGACCTGGGATGACAAGGCGGTAGTAGCGGAAAAACTAGACATGGCGCGTGACCATCTTGAGGACGCGATAGATCTGTTCGCCGTCCTAATGGAGGGTGCGGGCGACCACGACACAGAGGTCGATTTATTGGATGCACTCAACGCAGTGGAGAGACGCATCCGCTCTGCTCGCTATATAATCCCGATCCTGCAAGGCCGACGATGACCGTGGATGAGGCCGCGAAGATCGTGGCGGGGCCGGATGCGATCGACCTCGGAGGCGTAGCGAGGATACTAGGGGACAGCAACCTGCTCTATGACGAAGAAAGAAAGCTCGCCTCCGCCGTACTGACGCTGGTGGAGGAGGGGCGGAAGGCCGGTGCGTTCGATAGGGCTGCAACGCACGCTTCGTCTCAGGTCCACGGTGGACCGAACGTTTACTGCGCCGAGGGCTGGGCGCAGGACGAATATATCCTCCGCGCCCTCGCTGGGGCCGACGATGAGTGAGCGGGGGCTGGAGCCGCTGGATAGCGTCGGATTGGGTATACTGCGCGACGCCTCGCGCCGGATGACGGCGGGGCCGCTACGTACTGCCGCCCGCGACTCTCTCCGTCTCCGCTC